GGAGCGCGACGAGCGCAGCACCCGCCTGGCCCTGCGCTCCCTGCGCAACACGGTGCGAGTGATGCACAACGCGGTGGTGGACAGAGAAGACCCTGAAACGGAGGAGCTAAATTGTAGACCATCCCCCGCACCGACACGTGCGCTAATCACACCTACCATGGTGGTAGAGGTAGAATTGATCGTGCTTACGTAGTAGGCTTTCACTACCGCTCCGGCGGAATACCCTGCCACTAAAGTGGGAACGGTGAAGCCGGACAACCCAGATCCGGTGAATTTATAGGCAATGGAGTATTCCCCTGGTCGTGTGAATATGATGGAAGACCCGTCAGAGCCTAAGCTAATGGGGTTTGCAGCCCCGGTCATCACAGCATTGGTCCCAATGCAAGTGGAAACCGACGGAGGCGAAGACTGCGTCAGGTTGCAGTTGATGGGAACACCATGACTGGGCTTTTGCAATTCCACTTCATAATCCACATAGACCTCCCCTAGGAGCGAAGCCACTCCATATGAGGATGAGATAACCATTTGACCAAAGTCATAGGTCTTGAGGTCAGTGTTGGAGATGGAACCTTGTCTAATAAATCGGAACACGTTGTCACACGCCACAGGCAACTCAAACGAATTGAAGGAGTTAGATTCCACGTTAGGAGTAGTCTGTGAGTGCTCAAACTTGGATGTAGGTAGTGCGTCGAGTGTGTCATAATCGAATGTCATCATCACGACACCTGCAGTGGTTGTAGGAACCACTGAACGGAATTCGAATTTTAATTTTCGGAACCGATACTTATCGTAGCTACGAGCCAATTGTGAACACCAAGGGAAGACACTTCCCAAACCTGGATTCACCTGAAAAGCCTTAGCTGTGAAGGTGGTGGAACCTATAAAGCCAGACACAAGCCCACGATGCTTAAGTATAACCCCACCATCTTTCGATGGCTTAACCTGTGGCTTGGGAGTTTTACTGGTAATCATGTAGGCACTGGGCATGGCTTTAATGGTGGTTCCATTTGCAGCATTGGAAGGGGCTGCACCCTTATTTGGAGCTGGTGTATTGCCTCTTAAGGCAGATTTCTTAGTTTGTTTTCTCATGTAGTTGTCTGTTAGTTGGACGACGTCGTATGTCATAGGCGATGTAATATCAATGGCCCTAGTAATGTATTGGGCACCTACCGCAATGCCTGCTACTACCGACTTAGGCCAACCAAGTGCTATGGCGGCCTTAGCGAACCGCTTATCTGCCTTCGCCAGTTCAGCTGGGTCTGTAGTAGTAGCATAAGCAGCGTCGTGCTCCTTACACAACTGGTCTAGATCGTCCACAGCTTCCTGGCCAACTGCCACACTTAGCTGCTTCTTGCCATCTGACCAGTTAGGTCCACAATACAATCCGTGGTATTTCATAACTAAAAGGGTGCTGAATCAATCTCTTCCAAGTTATCAACGGCCTCTATCCCTCCGAATTGTATATGTAATGCGTCATAGTACTTTTCCAGGGCCACTTGTTCACACGGTGTGACTCCGAAGGCCTTGTAGAACGAGAGACGAGTGTCATCTTGCACGACACTATATTTTACTTCCATCCCTCGACTCAACATGGCCATACCACTTTGCATTATGACTGCGTCCTTCATCCGACTTGGAAGGCCACTCCTACACATTGCTGCGTAGTAACTTTGCACAACCGGCACCCCACTGGTGAGTGCGAGTCCGCACTCCCCTACAGTTTGCAGCCACTTGTACCAATCAGTGTCCTTCTCTATCTTCAACAGACAAATGGAGTCTTTCTCCCTGGCTGTATTGAAGTTGCGCACCATCCGGTACTCTCCCTCAACACACACTGGGTGCATTTGGCAAAACTCAATCTCCTCTAGCGAATATACCGGACTTTCAACTACCATCCTAAACCCAAGCTTAAGAAACCACTCCGTGATTCCACTGCTAAAAGATTTCAGATGCTTAAGATCCATTATAACAACCGCATCATCACCATTGTTCGCCAACTCCATTTCAACATTCCTCGATTTACACCAACTCCAAATCATTCCACACATAATGAGGCAATTGCCTAATGCTGTATTCATGTCTCCGCTAAAGCGCCTACCCTTGACGCTATAGCTAAGTGACCCATCATGTGCGAATCCCCTGCCAGTGTTACTTAATTGCCAACTCAACAGTCTACTCAACTCCACATCTCCATTGAACATAGACTCGTAAACACTGTGTTCCCATTTTAGCATGCTAGCACTAACATGCATGTCAAACTTGGTTGCATCCAGCCCGATCGCCACCGGCGAATCAAAGCGATCCCACTTCTCACGCATCACTTCCGCACTACGGTCAGCGTTCAGTCCCTTAATAACAGTGTGGGACGTCCAGCTACGGAAGGTCTTATTGATTGCGGTGAAGTAGTGATGCTCAGCAAGTTTGAGATATCTGCCTAACTCCAAATTGTACCGGGGGCTCCGCGGGTTAATAACCCGCGGAGCTTTACCCACATCCTGCTTTTCCAACTTCACAAACGAGGTTAACCGCGAATCTCGTATATCCAATGGATCAACATCAAGACTCAGCATGGCATGCTCATATACCCTACGCTTAGGCCCACGATAGGTGTCAATGCGTTTGTGTTGCTTTCTTCTC